ATTTCCGCTTTTTTTGCGACCAACTTCGAAACCAGATTGTTGCTTATCTTGAACATTTGAAGAAATAATATTATTACTTATATCTGTTGATTCACCTACCGCTACTTTCTTTTTATTGTCATCATTATTATTGCCTTTGTTATCGCCTTTATTATTGTCCATTCCTTCAATACCGCGCCATTTGGGGTTCATCGCAAATATATTTACTATAATAAGCGGAATACCTAAAACTAATATCATATTTTTACTAAAGTATTTCACTAAAACTGCAAGTACTATAAAAAATAAAACATTATTGAAATGACCCATAACCATATATCCTATAACATTCAATAAGGCTAAAACAGAAACTATGTTTAAAACCCATTTGTTTGTTAAGATTTTAGATACAGTTGAATTAAGTTTCATTATATATATATCATATTTAAAAAAATTGAAAAAATTTAATATTATTTTAATAATAATATTAAGATATTCGGATATTAAGATATTAATGACATTAATTATATTTATAAAATAAAATGCCTAATTCAATTATATTTGATTCAGATTTAGAAACTGAATTGGAATATTTGGATGATATTTCAAGCGAGGAAGATGCGGAATATGAAACTATGTTTGAACCTGAAGAAACTTCGCCAACAAAATATAATATAATTCTATGTGAATTATTTAATAATAAATTACACGGCAACCCTGAAAACGATGAAATAAATTTACATTATTTAGTCAAATCTCGCTTTAAAAATTTAAATATGACTCTTATAAATGATTTATGTTTTGAAAGTAATTTAGATTATTATGTTTTCGCAGTTACAAATTCAAATAAATTAAACCATAATCGCATTAGAAATTACAAAAATATTGTTAGAAGAGAACATTATATTAAACCGGAAATTGCGCAATGTATTTATTTGCCTTCTAATGAATGCATTGCTATTTTAAAAACATTTTGGATTCGCTTAATTCAACGTAAATGGAAAAATATTTTATTAGAAAGAAGTAAAATACTTGAAAAAAGATGCAATGTAATTGCTATAGTATATAGAGAAATTTATGGAACTTGGCCAGATGGTTGTTTACATTATCCAAGACTAACTGGTATGCTTTCAAATCTTAAATCTTAAATGTTTATTTTGAACAATTATTTTGAACTTCTTCTACTGGATTTAGTAGATTTAGTAGATGAACGTCTTCTACTTGTAGTTGTAGGTTTAGTTTTTGTAACAATTTTTGTTCTTTTTGTTCTTTTTGTGTAAGTAAAACCTCCTTTTTGTTTTCTTAATTTTCTGGTTCTTCTAGATCTTTTAGATCTTCTCATTTTTCGAGTTCTTCTTCTTTTACGACCTCCGCCATACTCATCATCACTATCTGAATCATCAAAATCATTTAATCGAATTTCATTTGGATTATGTTTAGGATAAGGACGGTTTGTTGATGGTCTTAATTTTTTTTGTCTAGTTACCATAGAATCTTCATACTCATCATCGCTATCTGGATATCCTCCGCCGACTGTAACGTTGTTATTATTATCACCAAATTTAAAATTATTATCTTTTAAATATTTGCTAATATCTTCTTGATTCATTTTATTTTGATTAATAAATTGTAAAGCAGTTTGAACTTTTGTTTTTACATTTGCATCTCTACTTTGCATTTGTTGACCTAAAATTTGTAAAATTTTTGCAAGATCCATCTTTTTAGTAGAACCAGATTGTGTATTTACTTCTATCTTTCCAGGTACGCCTCTACCTTGAAGTTGTCCGTTTATATTGTCTATAGATTGATCTATACTTTGTAATAATTCATTTACTTGAGTATTTGTTGATTCATCTGGTATAATATCAACAATATTTTGAACAATTTCTGTTATTTCTGTAATTGCCAAAGTGGCTGATGCAATTCTATTAGCCAAGTCCTGATTTTGCGCTTCTAGATCTGCTTTTTGTTGTTCTAATTGTGTTCTACCTTCATTTAATTGTGTTTGTGTTGCAGTATGATCTGTTATAGTTTGTGTATGTTGAGCAACTTCTTGATTTAATCTATCTATTTCAGTTTGATTTGCAACAATTTGGTCTTGCAATTCTTTAATTTTAGCAAGTTGTGCAGCATTTTTTTGCTCAGCTTCTTGTGCAGCCATTGAGATTGCTTCAGCGTGTTGTTTTTGTAAATCAGTTCCTTTGGCTTCCATTTCTGCTTTTATAGCTGCATTTTCACTCGTTAGTGTATCAATAGTTGCTTTGGAAGTTTGTATTTCTTGTTCCATTTGGTTTTTAAGTGTTTCCAAATCAGTTATTTGTTTTTGTAAATCAACCATTTGTTTTTTTGCCTCAGCAACCTGCTTACTATTTAATTCCATCTCAGAAGAAAAAGTGTTTATTTGTGATGCAACATCTTGTATTTTTGTTTCTAACTCTTTAATTTTTTGGTTAATAGCAGTTAATTTCGCAAGCAATTCACTGTTAAAATTTTTATTTTGTGTTGGGTTTTTATTTTTAATGTTTGTACCCAACTCTTGAAGTCTAGTTATACTTTGTTGAAAAGCATTTAAAAAATTTGGATCTGCTGGCATTATATATATATTAAATAGATATAATTTAATTTTGAATATTTTGAATATTTTTATTTATTGGTCGAATATTTTGATTTATTGTTTCAATATTTTTATTTATAGGTCGAATATTTTTATTTATAGGTCGAATATTTTGATTTATTGGTCGAATATTTTTATTTATTGGTTCAATATTTTTATCTACAGTTGGAATAAGTTTATCTGTATTTTCCATAATAGAATTCAACCCTTTCTGAATAGAGTTTATTTCACGCATTATTTTTCCCTGTTCAACCTTGGCATCTTCCATATTATGTTCGCTTATTTTTTCATTAATTGCTAAATCTTTCATATAATCGTTCAACATTTGCAAAGCTTTAATTTGATCCTGCTTTTGTTGGCAAATATAACTATAATATGTCGCATAATCACCTCTAACTCCGTCTAAATATTGATTTTGTTTTGAAATAAGACGGATTTTTTTTTGTTTTTCAAGCAACATTTTTTGTTTCGCCTCAATTACATCTTGCAAGTGTATAAATTGCGGTTCTTTTTCCTTCAAGATTATTCTAATAGGGATTATTTCCATTCTTAAAATAGGAAATTATTTTAATATTAAAAAAATAAATTTAAAATCTTTGTAATAATTATATTTAGAATGTCAAAAACACAAATAGAACCTTTACTAACTCCTGACGATAACAGATTTGTTATGTTTCCAATTAAGTATCAGGATATATGGGATATGTATAAGAAGCAAGTCGATTGCTTTTGGCGAGCCGAGGAAATCGATTTAACGAAGGATTTCAGTCAATGGGAAGCCTTAAATGCTGACGAAAGATATTTCATTTCGATGATTTTGGCGTTTTTTGCTGCAAGTGACGGAATTGTTTTAGAAAATCTAGCTTCGCGTTTCATGAATGAAATACAAGTCTCTGAAGCGCGAGCATTTTACGGGTTCCAAATTGCAATGGAAAATATTCATAGCCATACTTATTCTCTCTTAATTGAAACTTATATTAAAGACAAAGTAGAAAAGAACCGCTTGTTTAACGCTATAGATAATTTCCCCTGCATCAAAAAGAAGTCCGATTGGGCGCAAAAGTGGATTCACGATAATCGCAGCAGTTTCGCAACACGTTTGGTTGCATTTGCCTGCGTAGAAGGTATCTTCTTTAGTGGCGCATTTTGCAGTATTTTTTGGTTGAAGAAGCGCGGTCTTATGCCCGGTCTCACTTTTAGTAACGAATTGATTTCAAGGGATGAAGCTTTACATTGTGAATTTGCTGTCCTTTTGTATTCAAAGATGGTGAAAAAAATCGACAAATCGCGCATTCATGAAATTATCAAGGAGGCAGTCGAGATTGAAACTGAATTTATTTGCGATGCATTGCCATGCCGTTTAATAGGTATGAATTCAGATTTGATGACCCAATATATTCAATTTGTTGCAGACCGTTTATGCGTTCAACTTGGATACAAAAAAATTTATAATGTGAGCAATTCCTTTGAATTTATGAATTTGATTAGTTTAGAAAGTAAAACTAACTTTTTTGAGCGTGTTGTGTCTGAATACGCATTAGCAAACAAAGACACTACAGATGCTTTTGAAATAAGCGAAGATTTTTAAATAAAATTGATATTTAAAAAATTATAAGACATTATAAGACATTATATAATTAATACTTAAAGATAAATATACATTGTTATAAAATGCCTAAAATTGAAGTAGATTACTCGCATACAATTATTTACAAAATTTGCTGTAAAGAACCAAATGTTAAAGATATATATATTGGACACACTACAAACTTTATCAAAAGAAAAAATCAACATAAAGGATTGTGCAATAATCTTGATAGTAATAATTGTAATCGATATGTATATCAGTTTATTAGAAACCATGGAGGTTGGGAAAATTGGTCTATGATACAAATTGAAGAATATAACTTAAAAAATAGAAGAGAGGCTGAAGCAAAGGAGCATTATTGGATTGAACAATTATCATCTACTTTAAATTCAAATAATCCTTATGCGATGTGTAAGGAAGAACCACAATTATATAAGCAAAATTGGTATGAAGAAAATAAAGAAGAAATTTTACAAAAATCAAAAAATAATTATGAAGAAAATAAAGAAGTAAAATTGGCATATCAAAAAAAATATGCTGAAGAGAATAAAGAAGCATTTCAAAAATATCAAGATGATTATAGAGAGAAAAATAAAGAAAAATTGGCAGAACAGAAAAAGGCATACAGAGAACAACATAAGGAAGAAGCAGCAAAAGCAAATAAAGAATGGAGAGAAGCAAATAAAGCAAAAATTCAAGAGAAAAATAAGCAAATTATTCATTGCGAATGTGGTAATGAATTTACATTTGGAAATAAAAATAGACATATTCTAAGTAAAGTTCATATAGATTATCAAAATCAACTTTGTGGAATTGTAAAAGAAGAAGAACCAAAAATATCACAAGAAGAAAAATCTGAAATAAGCAAACAAAAACAAAAAGAATATAAAGAGAAAAATGCTGAAAAAATTAAAAAATTTAAAAAAGAATATATTGAAACACATAAAGAAAAAATTAAAGAACAAACTCACAAGTATTATGAAGAACATAAAGAAGAAATTAAACAAAATGCAAAAGAATATGTTGAAAAAAATAAAGAAAAAGTTAAAGAATCTAGAAATGAATGGTATCAAAAAAATAAAGAAAAAATTTTAGAAAAAATGAAAGAAGAATTTACTTGTGAATGCGGTTCTGTAATAAAATGTGGTGGCAAAGCAATACATAATAAAAGCACAAAGCATA